GCATTCTTGCCAAGAACCAGTCGAAGGATGTTCGCTGCGGCGACAACGGAATTTTCAAGGGCGTCCCCGTGACGCAGGAACAGCTCGCACTCTCGCGCATCGCACAAAAAATCTACGAAGCCTGCCCTACGGATGGCAAGTACATCCTCGACGGTGACCGTTTCATCGTCTGCCAGAGCTGCGAGGATAGCAAGGAACTCAAAGAGGCATTCCCCAACGCAGAAATCAATCCGCTGGGCGATTGGACGGGTGGCACCGACGTCGACACCGGCGCGACCAACCGCAAGCTCGGCTCGGACATGGCTGACAGCGTGACCGGCGGCGGGCTGCACGGCAAGGATTTGTCGAAGGCAGACGTCAGCGTCAACATCTACGCATGGCTCAAAGCACAGCAGAGCAGGCAGCCGGTGGAACTGTGCTGCGCCATCGGGGATACGACCGTGGACGGCAGGCCGTACCATGAGATCGTGGAGATCGCCCGCGATTACATCAAGCGCATCGGCGGTTTTGAGAAGTTCGCAGAATGGGGCTTGGTGTGATGGAGATCAGGAAGGTGCCGGTCGAAAAACTGAAACCGGCAAAGTACAATCCCAGAAAAGACCTGCAGCCCGGAGATCCCGAGTTTGAAAAGCTGCGGCGCAGCGTGGAGGAATTCGGGTACGTTGAGCCCGTCATTTGGAATGAGCGCACCGGCGTGGTCGTAGGCGGCCACCAGCGGTTGAAGGTGCTACAGCATCTCGGCTATACCGAGGTGGACTGCGTCGTGCTGGACATTGACGAAGCAAAAGAAAAAGCCCTCAACGTGGCACTGAACAAGATCAGCGGCGACTGGGACATGCCTCTGCTGACAGCACTGTTGAAGGATTTGACGGATGGCGGCTTCGATGCCACCCTCACCGGCTTTGACGTTTCGGAGATGAGCAGCATGTTCGATGACCAGAGCGAGATCAAGGAAGACGATCCCCCGGAGGCGGCACCCGAAGGACAGGCACCGTTCACGAAGCCCGGCGACCGCTGGCTGCTGGGAGATCACGTGCTCTACTGCGGCGACAGCACCGACAAAGCTGACGTAGCAGCGCTCATGGATGGAGCGATGGCAGACCTGTGCATTACGGATCCGCCGTACAACGTTGCCTATGAAGGAACGGGTGGCATGACCATCCAGAATGACAACATGCCGGAGGATCAGTTCCGCCGCTTCCTCACCGAGGCATTCAGCCGGATGCACGAAGTGATGAAGCCCGGCGCTCCCTTTTATATTTGGCACGCCGAGACCGAAGGTGGCGCATTCCGCACCTGCTGCACGGCAGCACTGGGCGTGGTGCGGCAGATGCTCATCTGGAACAAGAACAGCTTCACGCTGGGGCATCAGGACTACCAGTGGAAGCACGAAGCGTGTCTGTACGGCTGGACGGACGGAGCCGGTCATTACTTCGTGGACGATCGGACGCAGGCGACAGTCATCGAGGATAAGCGCATCGACATCGGCAAGCTCAAGAAGGAAGAAATGCGGGAATTGCTGCGGGACATTCTTTCGGATAAGACGTCCACCACGGTCATCGACGAAAACAAGCCCGCCCGCAATGCAGACCACCCGACGATGAAGCCCCTCAAGCTGCTGGCACGACTGGTGAAAAACAGCTCGCGGATCGGAGAGATCGTGCTGGACACCTTCGGCGGCAGCGGCAGCACGCTCATCACCTGCGAGCAGCTCGACAGACGATGCTACACGATGGAACTCGACCCGAAGTATGCCGATGTGATCGTCAAACGGTACCTGAAGTTCAAGGGGAACAGCACCGTCACACTCGTCAGAAATGGCAAAAAGAAGACGGTTTCTCTGTTAGATTTTTCCGCTTGATTTGCAAATATTTCTCTGGCTTTCCTATGTTCTTTCTGGCTTAATACCCTTACCAAATACGAAGGGGGTACCCAATATGAAGTACAAGAAAGAGATCGCGGAGCTCGAAAAGAAGCTCCAAGAGGAAATCCAGAAGAACGGCGAGAACTCCAAGCGAGCCATCTTCCTCAAGTCGACCATCAACGTCTACCTCTACGAGAGCGGCAAGCCGGTCAAGTACAGCTTCTGAGCAAGGAGGAAACGGACATGACAGAGAAACAGCTCAAGCAGGTCAAAGCGCAGCTCCCGGAGGGCGAAACCTTCCATAGCGCATACCGCGCATTCGAGGGCGACATCCGCGTGATCAGCGTAGATCGCCAGAAGAACCAGCACCGCTACACGGTGCGCTTCGACAGCGAGTTCAACGCAACGATCCAGCAGATGTGAGACCGGCAGCGGCACGGGCAGCGATGCCCGGCGTCGCTTTTCTCTGTCAATCTTTCACACATCTGGCGGCGAAAGTCTGTTGGGTTTCTGCCATTGCTTTTGGAAGATTTGTCTGGCTTTCTTGTGTTCTTTCTGGCTTAATAACCCTACCAAAAACAAGGAGGAACACGAACATGAAAAGAAACGGCTTCACCCCTGATCTCTGGCACGAAGGTGCACTCAAGGTCTACGGCAGCATCTACCACTACTGGGCAAAGGTGTACGACGAAGGCAGCGAGTACGGCATCGACGGCGGCCGCGTCAGCAAGCTCATGATCAAGGAAGGCGACAAGATCGTCGTCAACTACGATCGCGGCTGGGACATCGAGCCGCAGGAGCCCAACGACCAGCTCGCCATGGAAATCATCCTCCATGAGTACAATCAGTAAGGAGGTAGCGACGATGGCAGAGAAGAAAATCAGCTTCTACATGACCTGCGGGATCAGCGCAGCCATGGACGAAAGCATCAGCTTCAGTATGGAGATTGCCGACTACATCCACCGCTTCACGGTGGACGATTGGGGTGACCTGTGCGAAAATGACAAGGAACTGAATCGGCGGGCAAAAACCTGCGGCGGTCGCATCCTCGCAGCATACCCCTCCGCCCGCGGTCGGGTGTACATCATCACCGAAGATGCAACGGCAACAGAGCAGATCACGACCGTGCTCTTCGCAAACGAATACTAAGGAGGCGCAGCATGGAGAGACCGACCATCATCTACGACAGCCGGGGCGAAACCGGAAACATCTACTACCTGATCGGGCAGCTGCAGCAGATCATGCGCCAGCAGCGCCGATACACGGACTTCAACAACCTGCGCGACCGCATCTTCGAGAGCGGCAGCTACGAAGAGGCGCTGGCCATCATCGGAGAGGAAGTGGAGCTCGTGGACATCGCAAGAGAATAACACGGACGGCAGCGCCTGCGGGCGTTGTCGTTTTTGCTTTGAAGGAGGGCAAACGTGGCAGATAGCAAAATCATCGTGCCCGAGAAGAAGCTGATCACGAATCCTTCCCTCGCGGATCGAGCGGTGGCCTTCATCAATGCTCTGAAACATACGAAGGGCGAATGGCACGGCCAGCCGTTCAACCTGCTGCCGTGGCAGGAAACCATCATTCGAGATGTGTTCGGCACCGTGAAGGAAAACGGGTACCGACAATACAACACGGCGTATATCGAAATACCGAAAAAACAAGGAAAGAGCGAACTCGCTGCGGCGGTCGCTCTTTATTTATTGGCTGGCGACGGTGAATGGGGCGCGGAGGTTTACGGCTGCGCAGCAGACCGGCAGCAGGCGTCTATTGTCTTCGACGTTGCCTGCCAGATGGTGGAACAGTGCCCCGCACTCAAAAAGAGGATCAAGCCGGTGCTGTCCCAGAAGCGTTTGGTGTACCAGCCGCTGAACAGTTTCTATCAGGTGCTGTCAGCGGAAAGCTATACGAAGCACGGACTGAACGTCCACGGCGTGGTGTTCGATGAACTTCACGCCCAGCCGGATCGCCGACTATACGACGTTATGACTCACGGCTCCGGCGACGCTCGAAAGCAGCCCCTTTTCTTTTTAATCACCACGGCAGGCACCGACCGAAACAGCATCTGCTGGGAGGTGCATCAAAAGGCCGAAGACATTCTCGCAGGCCGCAAGCATGACGATACATTCTATCCCGTCATCTACGGTCTGGACGATAGTGCCGATTGGTCGGACGAAAAGAACTGGTACCTCGCCAACCCGTCGCTGGACATTACGGTGGACATTGACAAGCTGCGGGCAGCGTATAACAGCGCCAAAGAAAACCCTGCCGAAGAAAACCTGTTCCGGCAGCTCCGCCTCAATCAATGGGTGAAGCAGTCGGTACGCTGGATGCCAATGGATAAATGGGATCAGTGCGATACTGTCGTGGATCCCGAGGCGCTCGTCGGACGCGAATGCTACGCAGGTCTCGACCTTTCCAGCAGCACAGACATTACCGCGTTCGTACTGGTCTTCCCTCCTGACGATGAGGAAGGCATCTTCACAGTGCTGCCGTTCTTCTGGGTGCCGGAGGATACACTGGAGCAGCGCGTCCGCCGCGATCACGTGCCCTATGACGTGTGGCAAAAGCAAGGCAGCATCATGACCACTGAGGGAAACGTCATTCACTACGGCTTCATTGAGGATTTCATTGAGCAGCTCGGTACGAAGTACAACATCAAGGAGATCGCCTACGACCGGTGGGGCGCGGTGCAGATGAGCCAAAACCTCGAAGGCGCAGGATTTACCATCGTGCCCTTCGGTCAGGGCTTCAAAGATATGTCCCCGCCCAGCAAGGAACTCATGAAGCTGGTGTTAGAGGGACGGATCGCCCACGGCGGCAACGCCCCGCTCCGCTGGATGATGGATAACATCTTCGTGCGGACGGATCCGGCAGGCAACATCAAGCCGGACAAAGAAAAGTCAACAGAGCGTATCGACGGCGCAGTCGCCACCATCATGGCACTGGATCGTGCGATACGACATCAGGGCAGCAGCGCGTCGGTCTACGACAGTCGCGGGCTGCTTTTCATTTAAGGAGGATTTCATATGGGACTCTTTGATGGATTGTTCCGATCGCGGGACAAGCCCGAAAACAGAACTGCTGGCAGCGGCTACACGTTCTTCTTCGGCGGCACCAGTGCAGGCAAGCTCGTCACGGAGCGGTCGGCCATGCAGATGACGGCAGTATACAGCTGCGTCCGCATTCTCGCTGAGGCGATCGCTGGACTGCCTTTGCACCTGTATCGCTACAACGGCGAAGGTGGCAAAGAAAAGGCCATCGACCACCCGCTGTACCGAATCCTGCACGATGAGCCGAACCCTGAGATGAGCAGTTTCGTCTTCCGCGAAACGCTCATGACACATCTGCTGCTGTACGGAAACGCCTATGCGCAGGTCATCCGAAACGGCAAAGGTGAAGTCATCGCGCTGTACCCGCTCATGCCGAACAAGATGAGCGTGGACAGGAACCCCGAAGATGGGCGTCTGTACTATACCTACAATCGATCCTCCGAGGAAGCACCGACCATGCCGAACAGCACGGTGGTGCTGCAGGCACATGATGTTCTGCATATCCCCGGCCTTGGTTTCGACGGTCTCGTCGGGTACAGCCCCATCGCAATGGCGAAAAACGCCATCGGCATGGCAATCGCCTGCGAGGAATACGGAGCAAAATTCTTTGCAAACGGCGCGGCACCCGGAGGTGTGCTGGAGCATCCCGGCACGATCAAGGATCCGCAGCGAGTGCGTGAAAGCTGGCAGTCGACCTTCGGCGGCAGCGGAAACGCAAACAAGATTGCCGTTCTCGAAGAAGGCATGAAGTACACGCCGATCGGGATCAGCCCTGAGCAGGCGCAGTTCCTCGAAACCCGCAAATTTCAAATCAATGAGATAGCTCGAATTTTCCGTGTCCCACCTCACATGGTCGGCGATCTGGAAAAGTCGAGCTTTTCAAATATTGAGCAGCAGTCGCTGGAATTTGTGAAATACACGCTGGATCCGTGGGTGGTGCGATGGGAGCAGTCGATCATGCGCATGCTTCTCACTCCCGAGGAAAAGAAACGGTATTTCGTGAAGTTCAACGTGGAGGGTTTGCTGCGCGGTGACTACGCCAGCCGCATGAGCGGTTATGCAACGGCACGGCAGAACGGCTGGATGTCGGCAAATGACATCCGTGAACTGGAAAACATGGATCGCATACCTGCAGAAGACGGCGGCGACCTGTATCTCATCAACGGCAATATGCTCCCGCTCGGCAACGCGGGCGCTTTTGCAGATACACCCATCGATGACGGAAAGGAGGAAAACACCGACGATGAACAATCCGAAGAAGTTCTGGAAGTGGAAGAATCAGACGGAAACGGAGGGCGCTCCGCTGGAGAGGACTCTGTTCCTGAACGGGACGATCGCCGAAGAAAGCTGGTTTGACGATGACGTCACGCCCCAGCTGTTCAAAGACGAACTCATGAGCGGTAGCGGCAATATCACCGTGTGGATCAACAGCCCCGGAGGCGACTGTGTCGCAGCGGCGCAGATCTACAACATGCTGATGGACTATCCCCACGACGTGACGGTCAAGATCGACGGCATCGCGGCCTCGGCTGCCTCCGTCATTGCTATGGCCGGTACGAAAGTGCTCATGTCGCCCGTTTCCATGATGATGATCCACAACCCCGCAACGGTCGCGTTCGGCGACCACACCGAGATGCAGAAGGCAATCGAGATGCTGGACAGCGTCAAGGAATCCATCATCAACGCCTACGAACTGCGCACCGGCATAAGCCGGACAAAGCTGGCGCATCTCATGGATGCCGAAACGTGGATGGACGCAAACAAGGCCGTAGAGCTCGGCTTTGCCGATGATGTCATGAAGCGTAGTGGCACAGAGAACATGGAAGCACCTGCCGTTTCCATGCTCTATTCCAAGGCAAACGTGGTCAACTCCCTCATGGACAAGATCGCAACCAAGTGCAGGATCGAGCAGAAATCCGAAGTCAACACCGGCGTGAAGGCAGATGACTGCCTTGAGCGCCTCAATCTCATCAAAAACTGGAGGTAATTTTTTATGACTATTCTGGAACTCATTGAAAATCGCAACAAGGCTTGGGAGGCCGCGAAGGCTTTCGTCGATACCAAGCGCGATAAGGACGGCATCCTGTCCGAAGAGGATGCAAAGACCTATGCCGAGATGGAGCAGAAGGTCAAGAACCTGTCTGCCGAAATCGAGCGCATGCAGGCGATGGATGCGATGGAGCAGGAACTCGCCAAGCCCACTTCCACTCCCATCACCGGCAAGCCCATGAAGGCCTCAGGTGCCGAGGATGAGCAGACCGGCGTCAAGTCCAAGGCGTACAAGAAGAGCTTCTGGAACGCTATGCGCCAGAAGGCACCCATGCCCGACGTCCTGAATGCTCTGCAGGAAGGCACCGACTCTGAGGGCGGCTACCTCGTGCCGGACGAATTCGAGCATACCCTCGTGGAGTCCCTCGAGGAAGAGAACATCTTCCTCAAGCTGGCGCACATCATCAATACTTCCTCCGGCGACAGAAAGATCCCCGTTGTCGCCTCCAAGGGCAGCGCCTCTTGGGTGGATGAGGAAGGCTCCATCACCGAAAGCGACGATTCCTTCGGTCAGGTTTCTATCGGCGCATACAAGCTGGGTACCCTCATCAAGGTGTCCAACGAACTGCTGCACGATTCCGTGTTCAACCTCGAACAGTACATCTCTAAGGAGTTCGCCCGCCGCATCGGCACCAAGGAAGAAGATGCCTTCTTCAACGGTGATGGTGACGGCAAGCCCACCGGCATCTTCCACTCCACCGGCGGTGCGCAGGTCGGCGTGACCGCTGCGAGCACCAGCGCGATTACGGCGGATGAGATCATCGACCTGTTTTATTCCCTCGGTGCTCCCTACCGCAAGCGTGCGGTGTGGGTGCTCAACGATGCGACCGTCAAGGCCGTGCGCAAGCTGAAGGACGGCAACGGCAACTACCTGTGGCAGCCTGCCCTGACCTCCGGCACCCCGGATATGCTCCTCGGCAGGCCGGTCTATACGTCCACCGCTGTTCCCAGCATCTCCGCTGGTGCCAAGGTCATCGCCTTCGGTGATTTCGGATATTACTGGATCGCCGATCGTCAGGGACGTGTCTTCAAGAAGCTCAGCGAACTGTATGCCACCACCGATCAGACCGGTTTCGTCGCCACCCAGCGTGTCGATGGCAAGCTGATTCTGGCAGAGGCAATCAAGGTGCTGCAGATGAAGGCGTCCTAAGGAGGAACGGACATGAGCTATAACGCAAAGAACTACACCGAACAGGGCGGCAATGTCACCCACTTCGGTGGCAAGGTCGTATTCGAGGAAGGCGTAGAGGTCGAAGGCCTCTCCGCCAATCCTCTGAACAAGGCATCTGCGGATACCCTCGGCGGCATCAAAGTCGGCGACGGCCTGTCTATCGACAGCGATGGCGTCCTTTCCGCCGATGGGATTACCCCAGCAGAGAATCAGGCAGACAGTGAAGCGGAGACCGTCGCAGAACTGGTTGATGACCTGAACGCCCTGCTCACCAAACTGAAGGCAGCCGGTTTCATGGAGGCCGATTCCGAGTAAAGGAGGTGGCGGCAATGGCAGACACGGGATTACTGACAAAAGTAAAGCAGAACCTGATCGTGGAACACGCGGCGGACGATGCGCTCCTTACGAGCTACATTGCCGCCGCTATTTCTTACGCCGAGGGATACCAGCACATACCCGCTGGCTACTACGCCGAGCATGATATGTCCGCGACTACGGAGCAGGCCGTGAT